TAACTGGAACGCTCAGTATATGCAACAGCCAACAGCTGAAGAAGGCGCAATATTAAAACGAGACTGGTGGAGAAACTGGGAAGGAGATGAACCACCAAAATGCGAGTTTATTATTCAATCTTATGATACAGCTTTTCTTAAAAAAGAATCTGCTGACTATAGTGCAATAACCACGTGGGGAGTCTTTGAGACCGAGGACCACGGAATGAATATAATATTGCTTAATGCTTTTAAAGATAGGTATGAGTTTCCAGAACTTAAAAAGATAGCACATGAAGAGTATTTATACTGGCGTCCTGATATGGTGATTGTAGAACATAAAGCCTCTGGTATCCCTTTAACTCACGAATTAAGAGACATGGGAATCCCAGTTGTTAACTTTACACCGAGCCGTGGAAATGATAAGCATGCTAGAGTAAACTCTGTATCGCCGCTCTTTGAGAATGGATTAGTCTGGGCTCCTATGCATCAGCATTTCGCTCAAGAGTTGGTGGAAGAGTGCGCATCGTTTCCGTTTGGGGATTATGACGATTATGTCGACTCTACAACACAGGCGATTATGCGTATTAAACAAGGCGGCTTAGTTCGTAATACTGATTCATATAAAGACGAACCATTGCCTGACAGGAGTAGATTAGAATATTATGGCTAGGAAACAAACAATAGATGCAATTCTTTCATTGTTCCAAAAACTTGGAGGCAACACCTCTGAGGTTCTTGGCACAAAAACAAATGTAAATTTTTTAGGAAAGGGTAAATCTCCAGAGCTGATGTTGGACATGGACATCAACGCAGAAGCATTAGGTGTATTACCACAATCAAAAGCAGTAGAAGAATTAACAAGCTCAGTAGGATATGCGGTCTCTGGTAAACTGAACGATATACAAGCAAACCAATTATTAAAAAATATGCAGACAATGGATAGTGTTTACTTTCCACCTGCAGCGCCAGCGAACATTACAGATCTGGCAACAAGAACTAGAAATTTAGATCAAGAAGGTTTGATGTCTTTGAGAGATGATCTAGAGTCTTTAAAACCAGAACCTTTAAGACCACCAAAAGAACCATTAGATTTAGAAAAAGCTGGAGTAAATATGCCTATTAGAGGAAATGTTGAAGTACCAGATGATATAAAACAAATTGTTGATGAATTAGATCTACCACCCCCAGGTTCACGTGGTGGAACAGATGATATTGCAGCGCCGTTCTCAGGTGCAGGTTTAGAGGCAATCAAAAATGTTAAAGGCACTAATTTAATTGTTGATGACATTGTAGATAAAATTTATTTAAATGCAGGTGTAGCACCTGCAGCTCAACCAGTTGTAAGAGCAAATGCTAGAGAATTTTTAAATAGAGTAAAAGATCTTGAAGATCCAACTTTTCCAGACGGACCAACTTTATCTAGTCTAATGGAAGCAGACGATTTTAAATTTATGACTGAAGGTGGTGGCGGAGGAATGGGTGACCCATTGTTATTGGTACAAAAATATTTTGGACCTAAAGTTGCATCAGCAGTTGCAAAATTAGATACACCGAATGACATACAATTATTTGCTGAAAGATTAGTAAGCGTTAGAGATGCAAAAGGTAACACCATAACCAGTAGATTTTTTGATCCTGAGTCTGTTGACATAGATGATTTTGAATTTGCAGATGGTGGTTTAGCAAGACCAGGATATGTTAGAGGTAGACTTGTTGGTAAAGCTTTAGGAATGTTTAAAAGAAAACAAGCTTTAGAAAAAGGGGCTGGAGAAGGTTTTGCAGCCGTAGAACAATATGGAATTACGGGTAAAGATATTACAAGAATGTTTAAAGAACTTGCTGTCGATCCAAGTCTACAAGGAAAAGAAAAAACAGAATACTTTAAAGTATTAAACCAAGCACTAAAAAATCCTGAACAGTTTCCAGACACAATTAAAGAAATACAAATGAAGTTAGGTATAGATGTAGGACTTGGATTTAAAAGCGGTGGCCTAGCTAAGATCCTGGAGGTCTAATGCAAGAAGGAACTAGACTTAAGCTAGAAAAACTAAGAAGACTTTTAAAAGCTGAACCTCAACCTATGACAATGGAGAGAGCTGAAGAACTTTTTCGACAAGCTTTTCCAGGTGTATCAGACTCATACAAAGGGATTTCAAAATATAGAAAAAATTATCCAAAATATTTTAAAGGTATAAAGATTGCTTCAATAACGGATGAAGGCGACAAGATAAGAGATTATTTAAAAAGAATAACTAAAAATAAAACAGAACCTGTTATATCAAGTAGCTCAAAAATAAATAAAGGAGCGAAGACTACTGAAGACCCACAAAAAGTAAAATCTATTGTAGATAAATTTAATGAAGGTGGTGATAAAGTTTTACTTCGAGGCGGTAGTCAATTTGCAGGAAGTCAGTATGATGATCTTTATAAAAACTCAAAAAAATTTAAAGCATTTTACGATGAAGCTTATGACACTCCATGGAATGAAGCAGACGCATATCAAAAAGGTAATGCGGCCAGATCTTTTAAAACAAGAGGAGCATTTAAAGCACCTGCAGGATACACATTAAGCTCAGAAGAATTTTTAGAAAAGATAGGATTAAAAAAATCTACTTTAGATACTTATATTAGTGATCCCAATAAAACAACTACAGCTAGATTTGTAAAAGATAATTTTGATTTTAAAATGGGCCCTACTGCTCCTGGAGCTTTTGCAGCAGGTAAAGGAACTAAACAACGTTATTGGAAAGATCCATCAGAAGCTACACTTAGAAAATGGAATCGTTTTTTAAATGCTAGAATTATAACTAGTGATATGAAAGATAGAGTAGAAACTTTATACGCAAATGATGATATAAAAGATTTAATTTTTAAACAGAAAAAACTTCCAAGTTTACCTATAGTTCAAGCAGCTTTAAATAATCAATCACCTTCTATTGCTGCAAATGCAATAGCAACATTAGCAAGAGTTTTAAAAGGCGATGAATACAAAGGAGATATTAATATTCCTAAAGATGTTGTCACAGGTAAAAGAATATTAAATCAAATCGGTGATATTGGAAAAAGAAATGCATATCGAGTTGCATTTTATAATGCAGCTTTAGCAAACGTAGATCAGTTATATAAAAATGAAGCAGGTGCTTCACTTAGTAATTTTAAAACAGCTTTTAGAAATGAACTTAAAAATATATTAGATATAAAATCAGATGGTAAAGTTCCATTTAGTGTTAATGAAGTAGTTGGAATTAGCACAGGTGAAATGAGAGGACTTCAACCTTACTCTGCTTTTGTAGATGTAGTAAGATCAGATATTAATACAGGGCCACTTGCACAGTATCAAGGAAGATTATCTAGATCTATAGGAAGAGTACAAGACGCTCTTGCTGTTAATGATGTTAAAGGTGCGCAAAAAATTGCAGATGAGTTAATAGCTAACGTTCCAACTTATAAAGGTTTTAGAGATTTATCTAAAGCTCAGTTAGAAAGTTTAGCATTACCAGAAATTAAGATTGGAACAAAAATAGATCCAAATATTTTTTCACCTGCTCAGTTAGCTCAATACAAAGCAAAAGGATTAGATATTCAAGGAATGGCAGACAGAGAAGGTTTTTATCTTGATCCAAAAGGTAGAAAACCTTTCTTCTCAGTTTCATCAGCACAATTAAAAAAAGTTGCAAGCAACTTATCTGAAAAAGATAAACTAGCTGTTTGTAGTCTATTATCTCGTGGTGGGTTACCTGGAGATTGCGCGGCTGCAATAGATAACAATCCAGTAAAAGCAGCACAAGTTTTTGAACAAGCTCCAGCTACAAATACTGGTATGCAAAAATTAAAAGCAGCAGCAACAGGATTTTTAAGATCAGGTGGTGTAAAGACATTTGGTGCAGGTGCTGCTATAGGAACAGCTGTAGGATTAGTGAAAGCATTTAGAAACGATGATCCAACAACTTATTTATCAAACGAAGATCAACAAAAAAATATGTTAGTCGATATGGCAACACAACCTGTCTCTCTTGACATGGAAAGACCTGCAATATTAGATTATCAATTACCGGCATTAGGTGCATCTGTTGCAGGATCAACGGCACTAGTTGCGCCATCAACAATTAAAGCAAGTAAGTCAAGAGCACTTGGTATTGAAAGAAAACCACCAGGTATTGCTAAAACAGGTTTAAGGGTTTTAGGTAGAGGATTAGGAGTTGCAGCATCGCCTGCATTACTAGCTCCTCTTGCAGCTGGAGATATTGCAAGTCAAATAGCTGAAGGAGATACACCTACAGATATTGCAACAGATCCATTAAATTATTTATATCCTGCATTTGCAGATCAAACACCAAAACTAACAAGAGGACTGCCATCAGCATTTAGAAAAGTTGCTAGACTAGGTTTAAGTAGACCAGCATTAAAATTATTATCTAGAGCAGGTATAGGTGGATTTGCAGCCTCTGCAGCAATACAAGGACTAGGATTATTAGATGACTAAAAAACTAACAACTACGATACCACCAGAAAGAGGAC